GCCTATGTTACCTGCAAAACTACCACCAGCACTTGCACTAACTGAATCATTAACTGAGAACACATCAAAGGATACCATCTCAACTACGTCATCGGCTGTTGCTCCGACTGCAAGAACTACAGTCGTTCCTGTAGTTGCTGTGTAGTCATCACCTGCTTTTAGCTTTACACCATTTTGATATACATCAAGGTACAAGCTATCTACATAGGTAAGTGTTATACCACTTTCGTCATTACCACTAAAACTAGTTTGGTTAGCTGTAGCTTCGTATACAAATCTTCGTCTTACTCCATTTGAAGGAGATGTTCCTATATATGCCATTATGCGAGGTCTCCACACATCATCATAGTATTTTCTGCTGAATCTGAAGCAGAAGCATCATCAGCATCTATGTCTACCCTAACTGTTCCTGTTGCTATAGATGCTTGGTCATCAATACAATAAAACTTTCTTCTATTTGTCATACCTGCAACAGCAGGTCTAACTGAAAAATCATTAGCTATTGTATATGTATAATTTCCCACACCATTGTCTGTCACACTCGTTGTGTTAAATGAATCAATTATAGCATTTGTGTTAGTTCCTTTATAAAGACACCACATCTTTACTAGACCTTGCACAATACTAGTAGTTTTAGCTCCACCATCTGATGTAGCTACTGCGTTAGTACCAACAGTATGCACACCTGTTACAGCTAACGTACCTGCAAGAGTAACACCCTCTGCTGATGTAGCAGTTAAAAAGGTGGCATTACTAGAATCAGCAATTCCTGTGTTTAAGCCACCTCTATTTACTTTAGTTAGAGCCATCTAGTTCTCCTTATGCGTATGGACTGTCACCTAGAACGTCTTTATCCCAAGCTGATTTTAATGCACCTATGTTTGCGGCATTTGCAATAGCTGAAGCTGCAGGAGCATCTCTCAATGCTTTCTTCTTCTTAACACTTGCAGCTTGTGCATCTGTGTCTGCATCTTCTAATGCTTTCATATAAACTACATCTTCAGCAGTAAGTAGAGGTGTTCTAGCTTCTCTTACTTTCTCTTTGAATATAAGTTTTGATGCAGTTAGGTCTTCAGTAATAGTTGAGCCACTTAGAGACCAAGCATTTCTGAATAATCTATCTGAAGGTACTGTTGCATCTGAAGCTACAATACTATTTCCGTCTTTGTCTATTATGTTTGTTGTCATTGCTATCTCCTTTTAAGCAGCTATTTCATTATGTATGGTTAGTTCTTCTGATATCTTCCAAGCGTTTCGCCATACTCTCTTGCTTGGTAGTTGTGATTTAGTGCATATGACCATTCGTGGCTTATTGGCTTTATCCCAATCTTGCCAAACGTGCATTGGTAGGTCCTTCATAATTAGGTATTCTATTGCCTGTTCTTCAGTCATTGCATCTATAGGTTTAGTGTTATGTAACAAGTAACCTCTAGTGTGCTTAGTAAAACCCGGAGCGTTCTCATCTTTCTTGAGTTCCCAATAGGCTTCTACAGGAGGAAGTATTCCACCTTGTAATGCACAAGCCATCCAATTAGGGTCAGGGTGCGTAACCTTTGCAGGTTCATCAGGTGTCTCAGGGTCTTCCCATACAACACAGTATTCTGTTCTAACCATCTCTAGCTTTTCTTTTGCCCAACACAGTCTATCCCATAGATGTGTGCCTTGAAATTCTGGTGTTTCTATTGTCATGCTAGGTCTCCTGTTACATTAATTCCACAATCTCTGTCTACATAAGCAGAACCAGTATATATATTAAATTGAAATGAACTAGTAGTAAGACCTTGACCCATACAAGTGTTAGCTTCCCCTTGATTTTCCATGCCTGTAAGAGAATATCCAGCATTTGCCATATCATTGTTAATAAAGAAAGTTGTTCTTCCTGCAGCATCATCTCTAACACTACTAACATTAAAAGAATCTAAAACGGTAACAGACAAATCCATTCCTGCCCACATCTTAGCACTACCATATGCCAAGTAATCTGCATCCACAGATACTGCTGTTCCACTTATCTGTCCACTTGTTGATAATGTATCAAATGCTATTGTTCCGTTTGCCATTATGCTAAATCTCCATTTACTGACGAATAGTTATGTGCCCTATCGGCTAAACCAAAAGCAGTACCATTTGATGCAAAAAAAATGTTACAAATATAACTACCGGTAGCAGGGTTGTTAGGGTCAGAAGAATAAATAGTAGCTGATGCGTTTCCGTTAGACCCTGCTGTTACAATAACATAATTAATATTATTCATAGCTGTACTAAATCCAACTGTTGCTTTTCCTGTAGCAGTATCTGTTACTCCTGATGTATTAAAGCTGTCTTGAATAGCTTGAGAAGCGTTCCAAGTTGCCCATTGTTTATTTAACCCTTGCTGAATACTTGTCTGATTACTGCCCTCACCTCTAATAGTCATAGAGTTTGCACTTGCACTAACGACAGGTGTTGAGCCAATGGTTATGGTTGTTGCAGTGGATTTGCCTGTGATTGTGTCTAATACTACTGTACTCATGCTAAATCTCCTGCAAAGTTTCCATTAACAATGGTATCGCTTAAACCACCATTTTGATATGACTTAAATCTAGCATGACCAGCATTGTAATCAACAGACTGCAATCCACTACTAGCAGGTTGAGAATCGTGAGCTAGAACGTCATTACTTCCAGACCCAAACTTAGAATTGGCAAAGTTATTAGCAAATACAACAGTAAAATCGCCTGTACCAGTATCAGTTAAAGCACTCGTGTTGAAAGAATCTCCATAACTAGCTCCATCTGTTTCTTTGTAGAAGAAAACTTTAATCAACCCTTGAATAACACTTGTAGTAACAGCTCCACCATCTGATGTGGCAACAGCATTAGTACCTACAGTATGAACACCTGTAACTGCAAGAGTTCCACCAAATGTTCCGTTAGCACCACTAAAAGTTAAACCTGTAGTGCTACCACTTCTGCCTTGTAACTTATCTACTTTAATTGTACTCATGTCACCACCAACCTTCCACCATCATTAATGGTCAAAGTAATGTTATTATTTACTGTAACTACACCTGTAATCTGTGCATTTTCTGTAGCTAGTATTGTAATGTTTTCTTCTAGACTTTGTGCGTTGATTCTAAACAGTCCACCACTCTTAAAGTTACCCTTGAACTCTTCAGCAGGAGTTATGTTGCCACCTGCTAGGTCAAGGAAGTGAACAAATATGTTACCTGTTCCACTTGAAGGTGCGGCTGAGAATGTTAAGGTTGAACCGTCAGGTACTGTGTATGCTGCTGTATCTTGGACAACTCCATCCACACTTACTAGTATATCTTGTACTGTGCTAATAGCTCTACCTAAAGCAAAGGTAGTATCAGAACCATCTCCATTAAATCTTACAACGGAAGGTCTGCTTTGAAATATAGCAGGTACTGCATTTCCAATGTATGCCATATTATGTTATCTCCATTATACTCAACGTGCCTGAAAGTTTATCAGCGACTGAACAATCCACTGTAAGTTGGTCTGTAGTTTCTAGTACAACCTTACTGCCTGTAAGTATCTCAAGAGATGAACCTACAGGTATGGGAGCATCCTTAACTAGTATGCTTGTTCCATTTGCTGTGTTGTTTGTAATTGCTCTATTAGCTGTATCACTCACTAGTCTAACAATAGTTGTTACTTGAGCAGTGTGTATGTTGGTCAGTATCAAACCAAGAACCACTGTTGTTGTGCTACTTGCTGCAGTGTATATAACGTAGGGAGTTCCACTTGCGTTTGGTTCAGCTGCAAAGTTAACTACCTTAAATGTATTTGCCATTTCTTTTTCCTTTTAATTAATTATACTCAATAATGCTTTAGTTGTCAAGTAAAATCTACACTAGCCTAAAGCAATAGCCAAGGCTGTGGCATCGTCTGCAGCACCAATGTATGTTTTAATAACACTCATGTCTGTTCTTTTAATAGTACCATTATCACTTATTAATAGTTCGTCTGCATCTGCAATTCCAGATGTTAATGCTGTTTGTCCTGATATAACATTATCATTTACATGTTCGCTTTCAACTGCATTGTCTGCAATCTTTGCTTCTGTTATAGCATCTGCTGCTATTAGCCCTGTAGTAATCTGTAAGTTGGCTATGTGAGCAGTGTCAATAGAAGCATCTGTATAGTGTTCTGAATCAAT